CTCTATATCTTTGCTAAGATACTTCAACCCCGTTTTTGGCTGGCTTTGATTGCCTTCATCTGTTTTAATGCTCCCTCTCTTGTAGGATAACATTTGCCGGACTTGCCCCACTTCCAGCCCTTTTTCTTACCGCTCTTTAGATTGCATCTTTGTATTGGCATACTAATACCTGCGTAATCCACCGCCCCAAGTGGGGTCTTTTAACCTTCTCAAGTATGGTGGTAAGTGTGCATTAAATTCAGCGGACCCCGGAGTTTTAGAGTATCTCCCGCCTCTAGGCAGTCCAAGAGGATCGAGTAAACTTAGAATATCTTCAGCGGCCATAGCCTTTTGTTCTGGAAGAAGTGATGTTGCCGCATAGGCTAATGGGATGGTTAGCCAAGGCATCACGCTCTTTAAATTCATCAGAGACTTTAATTTTTTAGGGGTCATCACGACATCCCTAGCTGGACCTGTAACAGTTGGAAGCCTAGCCCTACTCTTCATATCCTGAGCTAATGCATCCTTACCCTGCTCAGTAGCTTTTGTTATCCTTGCATGAGTTGGTCTATCTACTGTATAAATATTAGGCCGATCCCTTTTTACATCCCAGTCTCCACCACCCTTAGCAACATCTATATCATGCTCAGTCTCAAAATAAGGAATATTTTTACCTTCTAAAAAATGATCAGAGGGTGCAGATTTGGTATCCCTCCAATTAAAAATTCCGGGGGCTTGTCTTATTTGATCTAATTCAGTTTCTCTTCCTGCGTCTAATATCCCTATAGATTTCTTAGCATCCCGCTCCCTCTCTCTTCTCCTAGTAGAATGTTTAGATTTACCCGCTCTTACATGAGGTTTTTTATAATCCTCTCTAGCTTTCGCCCTTACCTCTTCCCCTTTTATTGGGTCAGCTCTATCAGCAATCTTTTTATCGTATTCCTTTTGCCGTTGTTCTGGCGTAGCTCTTTTTCTTTTATTAGATAAGGTCTTAGTTATTCTATTGCTTCGTTGGCTCTGCCAAGTTCCCTGTTTAGTAGGGTCGTAGGGTTTTGGCTTTAGTCCAAGCTCCTTTTCTAATCTCTTGATCTCATCTAGTGATCGTAATGTCGCTTTTGTACCTTTAGGGGTGGCCACATCAGTTCACCAGATCAGGTATTTCCGATATGGAACTAGACCCAGTTAAGGCCTCCAGTTCTCTCTTCAACTCATCAGTAGATGCAGTCTCCACATGGGAAATTTCTGTTTGGACCTTCTCGGTCGGTTTTAGGCCAGCCCTGTCCAGTATATCCTTTACCGCTCCAAGTCGCACAGACTCGCTCTCAGCGCCTTCAGAGAGGGTTTTAAGCTGGGTTAGGGCACCGGGTACGCAATCCATTATCATCTTCTTGGTGCGCTCCTCAATCTGAGCCTCAAACTGGTTTTTTAGCTCATGTCCTCGTTGCTTAGGATGAGAGTAACCAGCGGTGGTCGCGGCTTTAGCGGCATTACCGTGTAGGCAATACTGCTCAATAAATGTTTCTTGCTTTGCTGTTCTCATGTCCAAATACCATGCTTCCTTAGTCTATGCATTGGGGGCAAATGTATACTCCTTTTAGGTAATTGCCATCTTGGGTCGGGTGGCAATATAGTCTCTTCAAGCTGAACCTCTTTAACACCCCTCTTGGACCCGATTCTAACTCTTTCGGTACCAGGGATTACGGCGTGTCTGGGGTATTTACCCCTTCGAACTGCGGCAGAACTTTTATATACTTTATCGGTAATTCCAGCACCAGCCTCTTTAGCCTCTCCTTCAAACCCCTTTTGAACCTGTCTCCTGACACCACCGGGCTTAGCAAAATTCTTAGCGGTAGTAAATGGCTGTATATCTATAAACAACCTATTTGTATCTGATCCGATATCTAACGCCCAATCTGCCCACTTTTGTCCAGTTCCTTGCTTCATTTGATCCCAGTACACATAACCACCCTCCAGTGGATTACGCTTATTTATGATCATTCTCACTGGCATTGTAGCAAGTAATGTATCAGAAGTTAAGAAGTGCTGGGAAACGCTTATATTCTGACCATCATCGAATATGTTCTTTTCAAGCTCATCCCTGTTATATAGCCTTTTCTTTGGCCTGGATGCTCTCCACATTGCATACTCATACATACTTGATCTTCCACCGGACAGGTTGGGCCTTCTTGCCTTCCATTCCTTAGTGGCTTTATTGAATGATTTTATTAGGTCCATATTTTTGGACATAATACTGCTGATAATCTCATCCTTGGATTTAACTCCACTTTCTACCAGATTCTTCACTTCAGGGAGGACAGGAAGCCTACCGCGCCATGAAAATACACCCCTAGTTCTAAACCCCTTATCCCCAACAAAATAATTAGCTCTATCAAGATGATAAGCTAAACCATGAGCTTTCTTGACATCGCCTACCATATATCCATCCTGGGGGATTTTATATGGTGGCTGCGAACCTATATGAAACGGTTTAGTGGAAATATGTACATTATGACCAGCTAAATCTAATTCTTTAGCGATATGTGGAGAAACATGGCTAGAGAACATTTCAGATGGCATATCGGTTACATCGTCCAGAAGATTCTTTACTACATTACCATCCCTACTGATTTCCCTTATTGTGGTATAAGTTTCTCTAGGGAATATAGAGTCACCAAGAATCTCCCTTAATTTCAGGGTTCTCGGATCACGGGGAAAAAACTTCTCCATTACAGACTGAACATAGGCTGGATTGGCTTGCCAGAGGTCTGCGGTCATATTATCTATAATACCAGCTTCTTCTAGCCTGTCCATCTCACGCTTTACATTATCCGGTATAATAGCGGTATCTTTACGACCTTTCATGGCATCTTTGATCATAGACCTTAGATGCGGTATCTTAGCACCCCAGTGGCTATACCAATCGGGTAGACCCTCAATACGTCTATTTATTAGCTGTGACCTGGCTAAATTACCAACATTCAGTCTATGTGGCCCCACAAACTCTGCCGCTGTGTCTACCACTTTACTCTCTGGGGCTACCTTTTGCAATCCTTTGGCACCAGCCATGGTGAGGGAACCAGCAATGGGCCTACCCGCTCTAACTACTGGACCAGCGATCGGCATTAGTGAAGTTCCCGCTAAAGTCAAATCTCCAACACTTACATCCTCACCACCAACGTATTTCTCAAGGGGGTCGGTCAATATACCCATCATTTGACCAGCTAATTTAGGGGCAATAGATTGCTGAGTCATAGGCTGATCAGAAACCCAATCACGGTAAGCCCTAGAGCCTTTTCCTATGGTGTTATCCAGGAACTTCCAGAAAGAGCCTGGGTCTTCAGTGGCATCTATAGCGGTGGTGTTCCATATCTCCGCTAATTCACCTGGAACTTTCTCCAAATCTTCTAGCGTAAACTGCGGACCAGCTTGCGCTAACATATAATCCCGTATTGCTTTCTTTAATGTATCCATCAGTAAACGCTTATGTTAGTGTAAAATACCCTTTGGTGAGTGAATACAATATATATATATATAAAAAAAGTAAATGGGGGTCCGTCTGGGTCGTCACGCGCGCGGTCTTTCTTTGATCTTTAGTCGACGCCATATCGTCGCGCTATCGACGCCATATCACGGTCATTGTCTAGTCCAATACTGCGCCACTAATAGTATGGTCCGAATCGATTGGTCTGGACTGCCGTGTGTGTGTAGACTTGCGATATCATTGACAGGCTCAGTGATAGGCTCAGTGACACTCTGTTTGACACTACCCTGGATAGTCTGTATAGTTCGGTCAGTCACACACTACTATGGAATACACACTATGACTGTAACTGTAATTAGAATGGACCAGAGACGAGTCGACGATATCGACTATCCCTATACGCAATACTGTATCGTCAATACTGAGATGAATGTGCGAGAATTTAAGGCCTATTGCCAGATATACAATCTGTATGATTCTGGTGAAATTGTGAACGGACTTCGTGGCCAGTTCCCGGCGCACATTATGAGAGATTCACAGTGGTCTACGGAAGCCGGTGCTATCACCCAGTTCGAGCGGTGGCAGTCTGCCGATCAGCCCTATACCGACGACAATAGGACAATATCGTAATGGAAATCATTGTTACTATTAAGTCTGTTTATGGGAATAGTCTCATCTATCCCATATGTCAAAAGGCTATGCTATTCGCTGATATAGCCGGCACTACTACGCTGACCGACGATACAATACGGTCTATCAAAAGCCTGGGCTACCGTGTTAAGGTTAAGCCCATTACTACGGAACTATGACTATGAAAAGAGTGCAAGTTTATTACAATATCAGACGGGGTGACTATTCTGTCCGTCAATCTGGCCGTGTTATCGATCATGTAACGGCTATATCACTGCGTGACGTACGATTTAATGTTGCACCCGCGGGGCGTGATAAAGTTCGCGCCACTGGTGTCAAAAATGTACACGCTACTGTCACCGGCTACATATGTTTCACCGGTAGACGGGGTTTAAATGGTGCTGTAGATGATACCCGCATCGGTAATAAAGTTTGTGACTATGTTGCGTACAATCCGTTTAAGTATGACC